CGGATGCTCAGAATGGAGGGTAGACCATGAGTGAAAAATACTTGGGCCTGATCGGCCCGGAGAACAGCGTATATCTGCGGCTGATCCAGCGGGAGGCGGATAAAGCCGGACTGCCAGTAATGCGGGTGAGCCGGCGGGACGAGCGCTGCGGGTGCTATGTGATCGACAGCGAGGCTGGGGACGTGGACATCTGGCTGACGGCGGAGGAGGACATCGACTGCGTGCAGCACCCGGGGCTGTCCTGCGTGGCGGAGGCGGCGCTCCGGTACATCCATCGTATGCTTATGCCGCTTTCGGTGGTCGGCTTGATTGGGCGCCGACATGCGGTGCAGGGCCTTGGCGAAGCGCTGGTGCGCAGCGGCCACGCTGTACTGCCCTGTAACCGAGCTATGCACCCGGGGAAAGCGCTGTACGGGGCTCAGGTCTTCGTAAATAGCGCCCCAGAGGCTGACCGGTATCTGATGGATGCGGTCTGGAATGGGCGGCACCGAGTCATCGACATCAGCGGGTCGCTGGAGCCATTGACACAGAGCCCCGACTGGAAGGGCCTCTATATCAGCCGGGGCGAGATCGGCAAAAAGAACGTGGAGATCCTTCTGGATCGGGCGCAGGCGGTGCTGACAGAATGACCGCAGGGGCGCTGATCAGCGAGAGCGACTGGCTCCGGCTGCGGGCGGCCCTGCGGCACATGGACGAGATCAGCCTGGAGCGGTCGCTGGGCGCGGTCCGGGTGCAGGCCAGCACCGCCCGGGTTAAAAAAGCATGGCCGGTGGCCATGGTGGTGGGTCTGGCGGTGGAGTATCCCGGCGGTAGCCAGCGCCAGTATTTTCAGACGATCAAGGCCGCCCGGGCGGCGGCAGAAGAATGGAGGATCTATGGCTGAGTATAGCGATGAGTTTGACCGGCTGCGGAAAAACAGGGTGGCCGTGTCCTATCACAAGTACGGACCAGCCCGGAAGAATTTTGGCGAGGGTCGTGTGGATGCGCTGGCGACGGCCCAGCTGTGTCTGGATGCTTTCCGGCGGGACCACAACACGGAGCACCTGGTGGACGCCGACAATTATCTGATGTTCCGTTACATGTTCCCATTGCCCGGAGAATTTTTTCAAACCACGGGCGACTCCGGCAGCGTGGGCACGGTGGGCACGCCGCTGAACATGGAGGGCGGACAATTATGAGCGGGATGCTGGACAGGCTCCGCGCCCGCCACGAGACGGAGTTGAGAGTGACCCGGCGGGTGGTGCGGCAGGAAATGGCGGACATGGCCGTGCTGGCTCTCCATCGGGCCTTTGGGTTTGGCCCGGACCGGTGCAAGCGATTTATGACTGAGCTCAACCAGGTGGCACAGGAGGTGGGCGAGCTGGTGGACGGCGACACCAAGGACGGTATGTTTGCAATCGCCAGGTTTGAGGCCTGCTTGCAGGAGGCCGAGGGGCCGTACTACGTCAGCAGGTCGGAGCGGTACGGATGGGAGGACTGAGGATGACGAGTCAGCCGTGTTGGACCTGCCAAAAGTATTACGGAGGATGCAGCTGGACGGCCCGGGATCCGGAGACGGGAGAGCTGCAATTTAAGCCAGTGGAGGGCTGGGAGGCTGTCCATAGGGTCTATGGCGAGTATCAGAGGTACGGGATAAAGGCTGTTGAGAGCTATGAGATCATCTTTTGCCCTGAGTACGTCTCTGACGGCTCAGACAGCAGGCGGAGCCGGTTTCCCCGGGGCTGGGAAAAAGAGTTGGACGACGAGAGGAGCATTTGAGTGCTGAATCATATTGTTATCATGGGCCGCCTGGCCCGGGACCCTGAGCTGAGGCGCACACAGACGGGGAAGCCAGTGGCGTCCTTCCGTCTGGCAGTAGAGCGAGATTTCAAGGACAAGGCCAGCGGGGAGCTGATCACCGACTGGATCGACGTGACGGCCTGGAGCTATACGGCGGAGTTTGTCTCCAAGTATTTTACCAAGGGCCGGATGGCTGTGGTGTCGGGGCGGCTCCAGATGCGGGACTGGACAGACAAGAACGGGATCAAGCGCACCAGCGCTGAGATTGTGGCGGACAACGTATACTGGGGCGACTCCCGGCGTGAGGGCGACGGACAGAGCACAGCAGCTCCGGCTCCGTCCTATCAGCCCCAGCAAGATTTTATTGAGCTGCCGGACGATGGCTCCGGGAATCTGCCATTTTAAGGGGGTGGCCGTATGAAATTGGGAGATAAGGTGGTCCGGATGCCGGTTACCATCGAGCATCCGGTCATCACAGATCGGGGCGCTATCAGGAGCGAGCAGAGGCCAATGAGCGGGAGAGTGGTGTACATCCATCCGCGGGGGCGTTTCCACCTGGTGGAGTTTGACATGCCGGGAGGACCGGTTCGGGAAGCATTTTGGGGGGTGTAGTGGATGGACGTGCTGGTGATCAAGTGCGGCAAGCAGACCATGGAGGAGCTGAGGGAGCTGCGGGATTTTGCGGTGGAGTCTTTGGCCCGTGGTGTGCTGGTGCTGGGCCTGGGTTGCAGCTGGTCGGTGGAGGATTTGCCCGAGCGGGTGCAGGTTGACGCCCCGAGACTGACGGGTAAGGCGGAGGCCGAGACCGAGCTGCTCAGGGAGAAAAACATTGAGTTTATGGTTGGCCCGCAGATCATTACCGGTACCGGGGCCAAGCGGAAACGGGAGATTTTGGACCGACTGACCAGGTATCGCAAGACCCATGGGCAAGGCTGCTTTGCGTCGCTGGAGGGCGCCCAAGGGGTCAACGCCACCCTGCTGCGCGGCCTGCTGACCGGGCTGACCAAGGCGGATATGCAGACCTGGGAGGCCGTGGACAAGGCCCTGGACAAGCTGGAGGGCGGCCATGGGTGAGCGCCTGTGGTACTGCACCAGACAGCGGGCCGGGCCTCTGGTCAAGGAGTGCCGGGCACTGAGGCCCAGGCTGTCCGCTGATGATACGCCGTGGGAGCGCCGGGAGAAAAACAAGATCCTGGTGCCGCCAAGAGACAGCGCGGTTTGTCACAGCACGGTTGACCGGCTGGAGCTGCGGTTGGCGCTGTTTGGTTTTGAGGGGTGTTGCTACACGCTGACCTTTGACGATGACCACCTGCCGCTCAAGTTCCGGGATGCGCGGGCGGCGGCGAGAAACTTTTGGGTCAAGCTCCAGCGGTGGAACGGAGGGCAGGCGTTTGACCGGGTGTCGCTGATCGAGGGCAAACACGGAGACCGGAGGTATCACCTCCATGCGGTGCTCCGGTACGGGCAGTTTCCGCCCGCATTGATCCAGCACCTATGGACGGCGGGTTTTGTTGACGACGAGCCGCTACTGCTGGGACCGACGGACAGTTACCGCCGCATGGCCAGATACTACACTAAAGAGTCCACGGACGGGATCATTATCCCAACGGGATCGCGCCCGTGGACCTCCAGCAGGACGCTGACCCGGCAGCTGCCGCCGCCTAAAAAATGGATGTCCACCAGCGGAAACATCCGTATCCCAAAGGACGCATACGCCTGCGGGCGGAACCAGGTCCAGAATGAATTTGGGGTCTACAACTATGCGTGGTACATCGAAAAGGCACCCGGGAATTCTTTTATTTAAAGGAACTTGAAATATAGTCGGATAATACGCACATTTAAAAAAAGGCGGTGATAAACGTTGAAAAACCAAAACGAACATGGTAAACTAAGCATAAAGGACGGGTTAGTTGTCTGCCCAGTGTGCAGACAGAAAACTAACCAGCAAGTGATCCCAGAGACGCGGGCCGAAAACCTTGTGCTTTGGTGTCGCCACTGCAAGGCCGTCCATCTCGTAAAAATTGACTGTGGCCAGTGCTACGTGATTAGCCGGTGCCGATGATTCCCAATTTGGGGACGTCGGCACCGGCTTTTTGTTTTGCCCGGAGGTGATAGCCCGGAGCCAAAAAGCGAGGCCGACACAAGGAGGGCACCATGTGGGACGGGTACAGGACTCAGCGCTGGAAACGCCTGCGGGCTGCGGCTCTGCGGCGGGACGGATATCAATGCCGGGAAAATCTGCGGTATGGCCGGAA